GCGGATTGGTTGAGTTGTTTGATGTTCTCAACCGTCGCCTCTTTGCGACCATCCGGGGTGTCAACCAGTGGGGAAACCAGTGCGCGAATACTCTTACCCGCAGCCATCGCAGCCAGTGCGCGACGATGACCGTCGACCACGCGCAGGCGACCGTCTTCCATCTCGATCACGGTAATGCTTGGCGGAACTTCCCCAGCCTTGGCGCGTTCTGTGTACGAATCGAGATACTTTCGCTTCTCAGGTTGTAGGCGACCCTTTTCGTCCAACTCGGGCAGGTATAGATCTGACGGGTTTAGATCACGAACCTGATAGACCGGTTGACTGTCGGCGAGCTTGTAATCGGCCTTGACCCACGACCCAACCGGTGCGATCTCTCGATCTGCCCAGTCGGAGACCTGACCACCCTGCTCCAACACCGGACCACTCTGCACGGCCTCAGCCTGCACGCGCAGGGGGTACTTGGCGAAAACCTCCTCGGGTGTCGCGCCGATCTTCGCGCCCATCACTGCATAGAAGTTCCCCACCAGCGACGCATAGGCGTCATTGGCCGAGGTGTTGAACCGGCCGATGCTGTCGAGTTGCGACTTGACCTCGACCTTGATGGCGTCGGCCGAGGCCTTGAACGTGTCGTCGGCCTGCTTCTCGGCGAGAACCCGGTCGAACTCCGCTTCGAGCTCGCCGGCCTGGTTCTGCATGAACTCCTGCGCTTCGCGTCGGGTGAACTGCTCACCCTCGACACGCAAGTCGTCCATCAAGCCTTGCGCGTACTCGGTGCCCGCGATGCGTGCGGTGTACTCCGCCACGGGGATCTGGATCTCACCACCGGAGGCCAGTGCCGTCGGCAACTGCGCAGCCACGCTGGGTGACACTTGAGCCAACTGCTCGGCCATGCCCGACTGCATCAGGGTGTTCGCGTCAATGTAGACGTGCTGCACCGACCCGTTCTCGGCGGCCTGCGCGATGAACTGCTCGAACGTGTCGACGTCGCGCTCGCGCACCTTGCTGGCCTCGGCCAGGGTGTTGAGTTGCTCGACGACCTGCACGCGCTGCTCGGCCGATTGGGCAGATTGTAGGGAGTGGCGGAAGTTGCCGGGCACCTCAGTGATCGCCGACGGGATCTCGGCCAGGGCTTCCATCAGGATGTCGCCCGGCTTCCACTCACCCGTCACCACTTGGGCAACGGTTTCGCCGGCAGCACCACCACCCGCCTGCAGTACCAACTCCCCCGCGCTGCGCGACGCCACGCTGGCCACGGTTGACTTTGAACCTGCCAACAAACGACCTGCCAATCCGGCCGTCAGCGCGTCAAACGCAGCGACGGGTAGGCCACGCTTGAGGGCTTTCTCGCGTGCCGCCGCCATGAGTTCGGGGTCGGCGAGTGCGTTGGAGATCGCCAGCGGATCGCGCCCGTTAACCCCACGCTCGTCAAGCACGTCCTGCAAGGTGCTGCTGTACTCAACGGCAAAGCTACCCATCCCGGCGCCGGCTGCCGTACCAACTGGCCCACCCGTCGAACCAGCCATGGCGCCAACAAGTGCGGGAGCACTGGCACCAAGTGACTGCAGTGTTGTCTCAAGGATGGCGCGGGGGTTTCGCGCAGCGGCACCTAGTGCTTCGCTGAACGTCTTGGACGCGCTGATTTCCTGCATGCCCTGCGCAATGTTGTCAGGGATTGGGAATCGCTCGACCTGACGCTGCTGATCTGCCAATTGCACAGCGACGGACGAGTTCCCCTCCGGGGGCAATCCCGCAGCGGCGCGCGCCGCGTCTCGTTGGCGCTGCATCCCGTCAAACAAGCCCATGTCGTGCATAAGCAGTGTGAGGCCGCGACGACCCTGAGCTAGGCCACGCCGCACGGGCTCGGTAAATGACCCAATGATCGAGCGCTCGAGTGGTCGCATGCTGCCGAACTGCTTGGCCGTTTCCTCGATCGCGAGCAGATTCTCAACGTCGTCGTGCGCGATCTTCGCGTTGTTCTGCTCGGTGAGCCACTGCGCCACGGTAGGCGAGCGATCGAGCACGCGGTCGAACTCGTCGAGCTTGGCGTTGCGTTCCACCTCGGGCAGGTTGCGACCCACGACGTCGGCAGGTATGCCAGTCTTGCGGCCGAGCTTTTGCGCACGGGCCGCCATGTCCGGGTTCTCGAGCAGTGCGCCGTACAGGCTAGAGCGCAGCGATGTGCGCTGACCCTGCACGACCGACGCGGCGGCCGTGTCCATTGGGTCGCCGGAGGATTGACCGGCCACCTTAGCGGCAGCTGCTTCGAAGTCGTCGATGGGCGTCATTGCATGTTATAGGTTGCGCGCAGCGTGGCCTCGACCTGCTGCTCGGTGGGTGTCTTGATGCCTTGGCGTTGGAGTGCGGCCGTGGCCTTGCGCTTTTGCTCAGTGCTCCACGTCGGCGTGAACTTGCCGCCCTGCCCTTCGGCCTGTGCCTCAAACAGTCGGCGGGTGTTCGAGCCGAACCACGAGCCGGGGACGCTGCCTTGCAGAACCATCCGGTCGAGCACCTTCTGACGCTCGACGTCGGTGAGCTTGGTGCCCTTGGCAGCTTGCGCAGCGCGCAGTACCTTGTCGGCCTCCATGCTGAACATGCCGGCCTTGTCCTTGTCCAGCTTGAGCAGGTCGACGTACTGGCGTTTTTGCTGCTCTAGCGAGGAGATGTCGGCCGCGTCCTCGTCCTTGGCGGTCTTGGCCTGCAAGTCAATGAAGTGCTTGCGGTCGCCCGGAGAGAGCCGGTCGAAGTAGCTGCGCAGGTCTTCCTGCTTGAAATTGGCTTGATCCTGTGCAGCGGCCAGCGTGAGCGCGTAGTAGACGTTGGGGTCAGTCTTGACCTCGGTCTTGGCAGCGCGCGCCTCGGCGTCGGCCTGAGCCGTGCGGCGCAGTGCGACCAGATCCTTGCCGTCCATCGCGGCCTGTACGGAAGGTGGGGGCATGCGCCCGGTCTGCGCGTAGATGTTCCACGCCTGGTCGGATGCGTCTTTTTGCACGCGTTCGCGCAACTGAACACGCTCGGAGTCCAAGACCTTGATGCGCTGGACGACCTCGTCCTCGTCCTTGCCCGACAGTGTGGCGCGCACCTCGGCCAGTGCCGCAGCGGTGTCGCCCTTGTTCTTCGTGTATATCTTCTCGGCCGCCACTTGCGTGCGAGCCTCAAAGTCACCGGCGTCGAGCGCTTTGGTGATGGTCAATCGCGCGTTCGGTGTGAGCTCGGCGCCGACCTGCTTGAAATACTCGCGGGCATAGTCGAGCTTGCCCGCATCCAGTGCGCTCGCGATAACGGTAGCGTGACCGGGCGACAGGGCCTCGCGGGTGTTGGCCTCGACCTGCTGCGCAGACCAGCCTTGCAGTCGACCCTTCTCGGCGACCGCGGCCTTGATCGCGTTGGTCGACTGGCCGACCGCGTCGACATCGCCCCACGCCAGGCCCATCTGATCGCGTGCGGTGGCGATCGTGCCGTCCTGCACGCTGACCTGATAGTCGCCGTATTCCTTGGCAACGTGCGACGTGACCGATCCGCGGAACTGCGTAAGCATCTGGTCAGCTTGCTGGCGAAATGCCAAGCGCTGCGCGTCATTGCCCAGACCCGTCTCGATCTCTTCCAGGCTCTTGCCCAGCTTGCCCGACCATTCCTCATCCAGCGGTTTGCCGTCGGGCCGGGTCAGCGCTGCGTCACCGCGCAAGTGCGTAAACCCCTCGTTTTGGTCGTAGGTCAGGCGCAGCTTGGCCTGCACGGCCTTGTTCATCGCGTCGTTGACGCGGACCTGATTGGCCTGCTGGGTCATGTCCAGCGTGATGCGTGCGGCCTCGTTGCCCAGGCGGCTCACACTCTGGCCAAGCTGCGCCATCTGGCGCCCGGCTAGATCCGGCGCATCGGGAACGCGTGCGGCGACCTGAGGCTGCGCAGTGGGTAGTGCGGTGAAGTTGTCGTATGAAGGGACGCGTGGCATCAATCACCCCCGGAAAGATCGGTCGGCGATCGGTGCGGCTGACTGCCCGCCTGAGAATCCGGGGGAGACCCCGGCCTTGTTCATCATGTACCAGCTACTCGCCACTTGGCCGGCGTCACCGATCAGGGACGACCCAGCGGAGGCCAGAGGGTTGATCCCCGAAGCGGTAGCCCGACCGACAGCAGCCTCGCCCCGGGAGTTCTGCGCCTGCGTGCGATAGCCCCATGCCGAGCGGATCGCGTTGGATGCGATCGTGTTCGCGTCGATCTCGCCCATCACGTCGGTGGTGGTCAGAACTTGCGCGGCAGTACCCTCGCCCAGGTCGATCCCGTTGGCTGCCATGCTGGCGCGCTGCGCGCCCTTGACCTGCGCGGTCTTGAGCTTGGACGACTGCACCTCGCGCTCGCCACGCAGGAGTTCGCCCTTGGCACCGAGCTCGGCCATGCGGGCGTTGATCTCCGACATCTGCGCTTGAAAGCGCAGATTGTTCTTGGCGTTTTGCGCGGAGTAGTAGGCACCGAAGGCACTGCCGACGGCACCGATACCCATGAGAGCGACGTTTGCGTTTAAGGGTGTCATGGCGTGGGATCGAGCACTATGCCGAGACGGTAACCCCCCACCCCGGCGATACGTGCACCGATCACCCGCCCAGCGCGACCTCGAGCGTCAAGGAGACGATCGTCAAGGGTAGCGGGTCAACCTGCCGCACGAAGACCTGCCCGGAGTCGCGCCACGAGGGCGTTACCGACACTTGGATCTCTTCGGACTTGAGGGCCGGGGGCGAGCCATAGGCTTCGGTCGTGCGCTGCTTGGCTTCGGTCAGGTTGTCCTCGTCCGGGCCGACGAAGATCCCGCTCGAGCGATACACCCGCAACCACGCCTTGTTGACGTTCTTGGCCCGGCCCTGCCCGAACGCATTGTCGACCGCAGCTGCCAGCGGCAAGGTCTGCAAGTCGGCGACGATCGGCAGGCCGATGTGCGCGGTGATGTCGTAGGGGTTGCCGTCGTCATCGACCAGAGGGATCTCCAGACTGACCGCCCCACCGCTGACCGTGCGCTGCGGGTGAACCGCACCGTTGACCAGGATGTTGACGACCTTACCCTCGAGGTGGCCCAGGCCTGTGATGGTCGCGACGGCCGTGCCCGTGTAGGTCAGGCCAGCGTCGACGAAGAACGCGTCCTCGGCGTCGATGAACAGGCGCGAGGCCATGCGCTCGACGTAGCGCTTGCTCGATCCGTTGATCGTGCGCTTGACCACCACATAGAGCGCGTCCTCGTCACCCTCAGCGACGACCGCTATCGACTCGAACGTGCCGTCGGTGTCGTGCCAGTGCCAGGCGCCGACCTGTTGCTCGGGCACGTAGGTAAAGCCCAGCAAGGTGCCAGCGCTGGACACCATCCACACGATCGGCGTGGGTGCCTTGGCCAGGGCTGCGTCGACGATGCTCCTACCGTCGAACAGGTGCGGCGCGCGCAGCGACAGGTCGCCCGTGACGTAGCCGCCCGCCGTGTCGTTGTAGGACATCTCGCGCACGTGACCGCCACGGGAGGCCGCGTAGATCAGGTTGTTGTTCACGATCACCGGCTGCACGTTGTTCGCGCCGACGTAGGACTGCGTGCGCACGCTGGTGGTCGTGGGGGTAAGCACGTCGGAGTTGACCGATCGCACGCGCCACTCGGCCGAGCCGGTGAGCATGACCAGGTCGCCAATCGGCACCAGGTGGCGGATCGTGTTGGCCTCCCGGGCCGCAACGCGGAACGAGATCGCGTCATCGTCTCGCGTGGGCAGCGAATACGACAGATTCGACTCAGTGCCCGATCGCGTGAACCATACGTTTTGAGGCTTGTTTGTCGTGCCAGCGAAAACCCGACGTTGCTCGAAGTAGGACACCGCGCCCGGGTAGTCGCCCGCCCCGGCGAACGGACTGTTCTGGATCGGGGTCGTGTTGCCGTAGTCGGCCGCGATGTTGTCGTCGACGAAGCTGGTGCCCTCGGCCTGCCCGATGTATCCGTACAGCCCGTTGCTTTCCTTGTAGACGTTGTATCGGCTGGCGCCGGCCACGGCCGACCACGTGACGGTGTTGTAGTTTCCGGTGGTGAGCAGGTCGTTGGTGCAGGTTGCGGCCGATGATGCGACCGACTCGTCGATCCCGTTGCTCGAGATGGCCGTCACCTTGTAGCTGTATGTGGTCGCACCCGCCCCGACGGTGGCCGTGGCCGTCACACCCGCAGGGGCAGCGAGGTCTGGCGTGAACGAGATCGTGGTCAGCGTCCAGTTGGTCGAGGCGATGCGACGCAACTCACGCGGCGCATAGTTCGGGTGCACCAAGGTCAGCACGTCGGCCGACTGCACGTAATGGATGTCGAAGAGGTCGGCCTCGGCGTAGGGTGTCGTGACCTCGTAAGGCACGCCCAGCGACAGCAAGGTGCCGCCCTGTGTGTGGAAGCGGATATAGCCGTCGCCGAACTCGAGCACCATGGTCTGCGTGGTGCTGTAGGTGAAGGGGATCAGGCGCGTGCGCTTGGCCGAGGTCTTGACCTCGCGCACGAAAGCCAAGCCGGGCCGATTGGTCGCCGGGCCGTGGGGCAACGCGATGAAGTTGCGCATTCGGGCCGCGCCCGTCTGGTACTTCACATCGTCGATGCGGCCGAACATCTCGGGCGAGACTTCACCCCCGGCAAATGAGCGTTGGAGGGTCTTGATGTTGGCCATCTCAACGCCCCCAAGCTGTCAGGTTCATGTTCATGCCGCGCGTAGCGATGAAATCCGGCACGTGCAGTGGCTCAACTTTGCGGTGGGCGGCATCCGACACCAACGCCTTACTGAGCCACGCCTGTGCCATCTGTGCGCAGCGCTTGCCCTCGGCCGCCCCGACGTCACCTTTGATGACTGGTCCCGCGATCATGCTCGCCAGGTGCCACGACAAGGCCATCGCAAACAGGGGCGAGAAGGTCGTGGTGTCCGTCACTCGCGCCACGTAGCGCACGACCGCGTCGGCCTGGTTAGTGAGGATCACCTCGGCCAGATCGTCGTTGATCTCGACCGTGAAGTGCTGCGCGGACTTGGCACCCAGCGTCTCAAGGTCGTCTGTGATGGCCGGGTCGATGATGCTGATGATGCGCAGGCAATCCGACGGCTTTGCGTAGGCGTGTTCCCACTGCGTCCACGTGTTCGTGAGCTCGGCCAGTGTCGCCCGGCGCGTCGCGAATCGCCACGTGTGCATCTCGAGCAAGGTGTCGCGCGCCATCGGGTAAAAGCGTGCGCAGTGCTCGGCCTGTGCGGAACCCTCTGGCGGATCGAGGCTGGCCACGGTGGCGTTGTCGCCCAGGTGGCTCAATGCCAAATTGCAGATGTCGACTTCAGATGCCATGTCCAACCCCTCAAAAAAGAGGGGGCCGCGGTTTCCCTTGGCCCCCTCAACTGGCTCCTGCTAGGGAGATTTAAACCAGGCCCTCGGCACCCTTGCCATCACCTTCGGGCTTGGCTTTGACGGTCGCTTTACCCTTGCCTTCCGACTTGGGTTCAACCAGTCGCAAGGTGTCGGACAAGCGCATGTCTTTGCCGTCCGGGCCCTTGGGGAACTCGGTCTCAAATTCCTCGCCGGCCTTGACCATGCGGGACTCGTGAGAGATCCAGCGGTTGACGTCGGTGATGTACTTAGGCATCGGTCACCTCTTAGGCTACGGTGAAGCCGGAGGGGTAGTTCTTGCTGACGCCGATGTCCTCGAGGGTCAGCGTCGTCGAGAACTTACCGGCAGTCAGCGGACCAGTGGCGACCGTGTACTGGATACCCAGATAGCGCTGGCCGATTGGCTGCGCGTTCAGGATCGCCGATGGCAAGCGAATGAAGATCGGCTTGCGGTTCAGCGTCAGGTCGGTCTTGGGGATCGCATCGGTCTGCACCAAGATCGTGGGCGAGCCCAAGTTCGCGGCGGCAGAGGTGATGATCTGGAAGGTCACAGTCGCAGCGCCCGCGGCCGTAGCCGCTTCGTCCACGCTGATCGCGAAGTACAGGTCTTCACCTTGACCCAGGTCGCGGTTGACGCCCAGGTCGATGGTGTTGGTCGAGACGGCTGTCGCGGTGACAGCTTGTGCGCTCGACAGTTGCAGCAGTGCATCGGTCATTGGCATGGTGGATTCTCCTTCACCGAATTAGGACACGAGGGATTCGGCGATGCCGAGGCCGTCGACGCTGCGCACGGGGATACCCATGAACGTCAGCTGATTGATGTTCTGACCGAACTGCGTCATGGCTTGGTTGATGCCCAGCGCGCTATTGGACTTCTCCAGCGCTTGAATCATCAGACCTTCCTTGATCGAGCGGTTCGCGTAGAACGCGGCACGACCCATCTGGAAGTTGGGGATGCGAGCGATGGCGCGCATCATCAGCTTGATGACGTTGGTCGCAGCGGTCGAGGCTTGTGTGCCAGTCACGCCAACCCAGTCGGAGACGTCGATGTTCGCGATGCGAACGACATAGCGCCAGTCTTTGACGACCAGGCCAGCGTCCCATTGGAACAACGAGCGAGCGGCTTGATACCAGCCACCGGCCGCGTCCTGCACGGATTCCTCACCCAGGTCGCGAGACTGCAGACCGGCGCGCGAACCCTTGGGGAATGGGCAGAACACGGTTTGCTCACCCCACACCACCAGGTAGATCGAGGCGTTGTCGGAACCTGCGCCACCGGCTAGGATCACGTTGCCGCCGTTACCGGCCGAGGTGCTCGAGTAGCGAGTGGCCAAGCCCGAGAAGGTCTTCATGTCGGAACCGACGTTACCGTTGAAGATTTTCGAGGTCATTTCCTGACCCATCGCTTCGATGAACGCGGACTCTTCCGACAAGCGGAAGGCGGCCGAGTTGCCGTTCAACTGCAGCAGTTTGGCGTCGATGTGCGAACGCGACTCCAGCATCGCGCACGGCTCGGTAATCTGAGCGGTGGTCGACTTGCTGGACGGAACGCCCGCGTTGTATTGGCGCCAGTAGACGGAAGGCAAGCCGGTGCGAACTGCAACGACGTGACTGGTCGGCTGGTTGGCTTCCTTGAAGACGACGTCTTCCAGGATCTCGTTTTGTTGCGAGAGCAACTCTGCAACGGGGTCGATCTTGCCGTCAGGCCCGATTCGCTTGGAGTAATCGGCCAGGGTCAATTGGCCAGTGGATAGGGTTGCCATGTGTGGGCTCCTTTACGGGTTCATGTTCGGGTACATCCGTTGCGCGATGGTTGCGGGTTCGGCATTGCCGGAGTTCCCACCACCGACGAAGCGGTCTTCGCTGATGGCCTTGCCGGTTCGGTACATGAACCGGATCACCTCGGGGTGATTGCCCAGGCCGGACTCGTTGAGCAGCGTGCGCAATTCTGGCGATCCGAATTGCTCGAGGGCCTTCTTGGCCACGCCCAGGTTCTCGTTGAGCTTGTCGCCCCCGAACTCCTTGTCGGCGCGGGCGTTGTCTGCCCACTCGGTGCGGATCGTCTCGATCTGCTCGGCTTGACGGGCCGCCATTGCGGGCGCCATCTTGTCGAGGATCTTCTGCGCAGCTTCCTGCGGGAGGTTCAATTCCTTGGCAACTTCCGAGAACTGCTCGATCACATTTGCGTCAAGCGTGGAGCCTTCCGGCGCCTGGAACTCGTACTTGTCAGGGGCGCCTTGCGGCTTGTCCCCCTCGCCTTCGGTCTTGCCTGCGTCGTCACCTTGCTGGGTGCTGTCCGCGGTCTGCCCTTCGGTCGCTTGCTGCTGTTGTGCCGACTCAGCACCGGGCTGTTGACCCTGCGCACTGTCGGCAGCTTGCGATGCGGCCTCACCCTGATTGGTGTCAGCGGGCGTGTCCGTCATCAGCGTTTCGCTCATTTGCGTTTTCCTTAACCATCACCGAATAGAGCTCAGGGGTGTGCGCGTGGATCAGCGCGAGGGTGCGGTTGCCGAAGTTTCGATTGCCCTCGGCGAATGCCATCTGCATCGCGTTGGTGTTAAAACTAAGGCGGAACACACCCGACTGATCCAGAAGGCGCCAGATGATCCGACGCCCCCGCTTGCTACCCATGAGCCACTTGATGCCGTCCGCCTCGTCTTCTCGGGTCAGTCGATCGCGTGCGGCCTTGTCGGCTTTGGCGCGCTCCTGAGCTCG